GTGATATTGCCCGAAGCTCTGTGTGTTTGTATAACGCTTATAATTGCCATTACGCTGCTCCCTGTACTCCGCAACCGCCATATTTTGCGGTATCAAGTGTAGCAGCTATTGCAACCGAGGTCTCATCACTGAAATTCATGTCTTCAATAACATTAACAGAACTTCCAGTTGTACCGCCCATGCAATAACCTTTTGATACACCTGCGACCCCGCAACCACTCCGCTTTGCAGTATTTAATGTAGCTGTTATCACCGCAGATGTTTCGTCACTAAAATTCATATCTTCAATAACCGCAACATTGCTTCCAGTATAACCTCCCATACAGTAACCCTTTGAAAATCCAGATACTCCTGCACCATTGCCTTTGGCTGTATCAAGGGTTGCTGTAATTACAGCCGATGTCTCATCAGTAAAATTTATATCCTCTATGACAGCCGTCCATGATGTTGCGCCTATTCTTCCTCCCATACAGTAACCCTTTAATACACCTGAGATCCCGCAGCCATCAGATTTTGCAGTATCAAGTGTTGCAGAAATGGCGGCGGATGTTTCTGTACCGAAATTCATGTCTTCAATAACAGAAGTGAAGTTGCTCTCAAAACCACCTATACAATATCCTTTTGAGGCCCCTGAAACACCTGCGCCATTGTTTTTACTGTTATCCAGAGTAGCCGTAATCACGGCAGATGTTTCATCGGCAAAGTTCATATCTTCTATGACATTAGAGTTACCGCTTGATAGAGAGCCCCCCATACAATAGCCTTTGAGCGAGCCAGATACTCCGCAGCCGTTTGATTTTGCAGTGTCAAGAGTGGCTGTGATAGCAGCGGATGTCTCATCTGAAAAATTCATATTTTCTATAACTGCAACAACAGCGGTTGTATAACCGCCCATACAATAGCCCTTGCCAACGCTTCGAGTTATATCCTGAGTGGTGAATTCCTGAAAATCTGAATTCGCCGTCGTACAGATAAGCGTAATTCCTGTATATGTAACATTTGACTTTAAACACTCACTGAGTAAGCTTAATGGCAATTTGCCGTTATAATAAGATAAGCGTTGATTTCTACAGTTATTGCGTTTTAATCTGAAACCGTACCCCGTAGTATCCACTATCCGTATTATACTGCCCTGCGCAGCTGTGGTCGGCAGCGTCAATGTGACAAGAGCACTTGCATTAATATAGTTAATCGTATTTGGCGACAATGGTGCATCCGCTGTAATGTCCACGTTTGTTAAAATATTCCGGTCGATATATGCTTTCACTGCTTTTTGTGAAGGGATAAGAGCGTCGCTGTTCGATGCAAGGGTATCATCTGTACTGAGTGAGGCATTATCGACGATGCTTCTTTCAACCGTTGTCCAGGCGGTGTCATACCAGCAGTCAACAGTTTTTCCGGCACCAAGTGTATATGTAGACCCGCCGGTCATTGTTATTGTAATGTCGGCGGTGTGCGTATTTGTCACCCTGTAAACCTTTCCGGTTATTGCCGCAAGGGTCTGATTTGTCGCTGTTCTTATTGTCTGTATAATCGCTATGATTGACATGATTATTCTCCAGTACTCTTTAACTTCTGCATTCTATCACCTGAAAATTGTTACCGTGCATATTGGAGGACTTGACCCTGCACCAGCAGCTTCACTTAAAGTTATAAGATTAAAACTTTGAGCAGTCAAAATGGAATCAAGTTTTATGGCTCCAAACAACCTGTTGGTCGTTGCTCCTGAACAGGATATTGCTACACAATAATTGGCATCATCCATTGCTACTGCAAAATTTACATCATAATCACCTGCTGAATTATTGTATGAAACACAAGATATATTCCCGCTACCATTTATAGTTCTCACATAAAATGTTATAGCCACATTGTTAAGCAGTGTCGAAGCTGCCGTGGTTATTGTAAATGTCTTTGCGCCTGTGACTGTAGCCATGTATCTTCCAGCAACTACACCTGATGCCGCATAAAGATAATTGCCGGTGATTAGCCCGTGATCATTTTCTGTTGTAACCGTTGCCGTAGTGCTTCCGTTTTCACGATATACTGTCGATGTACCTCCTGCGAATGTTCCAGCAGAAGTACCATCAAAATTAACCCACGCCCTGCAAGCATATACCGGCGCACTACCTGCGGCATTAAGCCCTTCCCTCATTCTAAGGGCTGTCATAATTTTGGTGTTTTCTGTGCCGGCCAGTGCTTCTGCCAGTGACGCATAAACAGAACTTGCAATCTTGTCGAGATTTACTGAATTATCCGCAAGCTCGTCACTCGTAACAGTAGCAGGTGCGAGTATCGCCGGAGCATCGAACAGGACCCTTGCGCTTGATACTGTGATCGTTGCCCCTGCCACGGTATCTGACGCATTTGCTGACAAAATAAGGGTATTATTTGTCAAATCTTTTGACGTGACGTATGTCGAAGTCGGCAGTTCTGCGTGTATAAGAACCTCATCAACCTCAACCCGGTTCATGTCTGCTGCCGAAACGCCTGATATTATATTAGATTCATTTGCCAGGTCCCCGGTTATTGTGATAATTGCGCTGGAGGTCCTGAAGTATGGATAATTTGAAATCTTTGAAACGCCAACCGGTGAAATCGTATACAGGTAAGAATCATTCTTGTTTACAAAATATATTGATCCGCTGCTGACATCATAATAAAGCACGTTCTGGATGTATAGCAGCTCTGCTCCGGTTGCTATGTTCACCTTATACAGATTTAATTCATCGTCAAGATACACGATGTAATTTTCATCAAATTTCTTGAAATTTATTATTTCACCGATCCCGGTTATAATCGTATCGACATATGATCCATCAACCGTGCTTATAAGGACAAGTCCTTCAACACCGCCTGTATCAAGTGTTCCATCATCATACACAAGAAGTTCATTGTCCCCCATGTAATGAATCCAGAGAATTTCACGAGCACCGGCAAGCAGCAATGTCGAAACACCTGACTCATACTTGTAAATGCAGTTATCGTCCAGGTTGATATAAAACAACACCCCGGATTCATCGACTTGCGGGCACCAGCATTCATTCTCTATAACAGCATTGCCGTTAAAGTCATATATATACCCGTTATCCCGGACGTAATAACCTTCACAGAACACATACCCGCTGTAATCAATAAACAGGCTCCCTGGAGCATCACTCTCAATGTCTTTGTAATACAGGTCTCCAGTTGCATTATCAAGATATATAATCTTGTCATACAGGTTTGAATAAAACGGGTATTCAGGGGAAAACGTCCCATCTGATATTTTGATAAGGGTATCATTTATAGCAGATATAGCAGTAAGAGACACGTCGGTTTCACTTACCGCGTTCCCTGCATCAATGGCTATGAGTGAGGCATCAACCGGGATTCCTACAACAACTGCACTTGTAGCATCCCCTCTCTTGCTGATAAACGGGTCATACTCCGGGATAGCCCCTTCTGCATACACATCTTCATCATACGGTACACATGTGATCCGCGCCGAATAATCGTCATCCGGCTCAATGGCTGTAATAATGAGGTCGGTGTAAACCTCTCCGGCGACACCCATAATACAAAGATCATCAGCAGTGACACTCGGGCTGCCGATTGCAAAGGGAGTCGTAAACGTAAATTCATCCGTTTCTACATTCACAGCAATACATGGATTGACGATTGACCTTGTAGTCGAAGTACCATCTATGAGTCTGATTGTCACGGCGTAAGACACGCCCGGTTCAAACACCATGCGTTCGTCAAGTTCAAGCCCTGTGACATTCCCCAGAGAGGTGAATATCCTTTTTATCCGACCAAAATAAAGCCCGGAAAGAAGCACATCATTAGCGTATGCAATCCTGTCCCAGCGGGTACATACAAGATGTTCAATATCAGCATTAAAAGTGAATATTTCCGGCCTGAGATAAATACAGGCAAGCTGATAACGGGCATGCCTGTATGCAATATCGGATGAAGTAACACCAAAAAGGTTTACGTCCTGAATGAGATCATCACTGGGGGTGACTTCATCATAATAAACAAGCCTTTCAGTCTCTTCATAATCAAGGTCTTCGTTTACGAACTTAACCCTGAGCGCTGTCGGCTGATCAAGAAATGTCTTACTGCCCTGGAATCCCCAGGAGTTTCGCGGGGTAAACATCTGAACAATGGTTGTCTGAGACTTGTCCGGAATAACAATATATTTACCGTTTGCAATAGACCATGTGGCCCTGCCCGTAAGGGCGATTGCATCAAGCAGTTCCTTCAGGGAAAAATCAGCCTTGTTATGATTATTGAACTCAAAGCTTTTGCTCGCGCAGAATGTGTACCATGACTCAAAAGACCCCCAGTTAATCTGGTCATTTGTAGCCGGTTTCTTATTCAGATAACCACTCCTGAGAACATGCAGAAAAAGCGCTGCCGGATTGGAGCTTGCGCCCTCAGTCCATGCGTCAACCCCTGTGCCGGTCCCTGAATAATAAAAACAGTTTGTCTGTGCGATATAATTAAATTCATCAATCTGTCCGCTGACCGTGGACGATGCTTTAATTCTAATTGCATGTAAAGTAAGCGCAACACTTGCCGCATCAAGCAGTATCGGGTCGGTATTCACTGTACCGCCAACAGTATCGAAGACCCCTGTGACACACTGCATATTATCAAAATATACTTTATCAATAATCTTTGAGTCTGATGAATCAGCGGTGAGCCTGGTTAATTCAACCTCGTATTGCCTGGTCGCTGAATAATCAGCACCCCCGGATGTAAGATTATCAAGGTTAATAATATATTCCCTGCGTACCGTCTTATTGCTTCCGCCTGAATATGTCAGTGTTATGACATCACTCCATGTCCCACCTGCTATTCTGTACCGCAAGGCCAACTGAACAGACCGGGTATGCGGGTTGCCTTTATCGCTATACTTTACAAGCCCGGACGGGAATGTAATAAATAGATGAATCCTGCGGGTGTTAGCAGGAGTACCACGGACGATTTCTACACCATATTCAAGAAGCCCCGCAACTGCTGTTGTAATTCTGCGTTCAGGGTAAACCGTAAAATCATTATTATTCGATTGATGCAATTCAAGCGTATGGTCAAAATTGGTTGAATTAAGAGCTGTGTCTCCAATCTTGTAGCTGGACGTATCTACGATCATGTCATCATATCCGCCGCAGAACATCTGATGCACGTACTGATCATCGTCAACAATTGTTGTATACGACATTGCTGCAAGGTCTGGAACCACCCTGTGTCTGCCGAGCATAAACGGCAATCTACTGCCTTTGCGGGCCTGGTTACGTGATCCCTGAATAGAAGACCTTTGCTGAGACATTGCCCCTGAGTCCATGCCCGGCACTTCCGGCATCCCCCAGTTGAGCACCGCCCCGCCCAGCAGCATCGAAACACCTGTCCCGATAAGCATAGCTCCAACTCCGGCCCCAACTCCGGTATAAATTAAAATAGCACCTGCAATTACAGCAAGTGCTCCAAGACCCATTGTCATCCAACCGGCCTTATTACCTCCGGATGGAACTATCTTCACGTATACATACTCATTTTTCGGCACTTTATCATAATCAGCAGGATCAACGATATAATCCGTATCAATTATCACGGCGTAATCAATCGTATAATGGCAGGTGAAATCCTCGAATATTTCCCTGTATGTAAAATACGCAGGAACAGTCCGAAACTCCCTGTCGAGCGGATCAAACGGGTTGCGCAAGAATGTTATATGTCTAACCAGTGTATTCATACCACCCTACAAGCCTGTTATTCAGTCTGTGACTGTCAAGGCGTTCCATTACTGAGTATTCATCAATCATTATGTGTATAATCCGGTTATCGCCGACAAATACACCCACATGAGTTGGCAGTCCGTAAAACTGAAATACTCCGATATCCCCCGGTTCAGGCGTTTCAACCTTCCTGAAGTGTGACATGCTCTGCATTGATATTTCAGCCTTCATCATTTCAGGAGTAAAATCAGATATATTCCATACTGGAAGTTCTTTTCCGAATTCATTCTTAATTATTTCCCGCGCAAGGCCGTAACAGTCAACACCACCTTCAAGGGTCCTGCCGAACTTGCTGAACTTCACACCAATGTATTTATTATAATCAGCCATATAACCCCGGGAATGTAGTATTGCCATATTTATAAAGGCTGACAGTTGCATCAAGGTTAATGTCAAATATAAGCTCCCCGCTTACTCGCAGGGCATCATAAGTGACATTTCGCAGTATGAATGAATACCAGCCGTCCTCCAAAGTGACCGTACCGTTCGGCTGTACCATGATAAGGGCCGTGCGGATTGTCGGCGGTGTCGAAATACTTCTGATAATCTCGACTATGGACAAATCAATATTCGGCAGCACGAGTCTTGACGGTTCTATCCCTGAATCGGTCTGTTTCGGCGGCTCAAAGTTAAAAGGATACGCCGTATATGTCTGCCCACTGTAAATTATATCTTCATTGTTATTCACAAAGTAGACAGTTGTAATATCTGTATGGCTGATTTCAAGCAGAGTCAAAAATACCGATCCTGTCTGACTGCCGAACAGTGCCGAAATAGCCGCTGAAGATAAACTTCTCATGGCATTTTTTCCAGTGCAAACGACACTTTAAGGTCACTGCTGTTCCCCTCTGGTACCGCTGTATATGGAGAATTGTTATCAATTTTAAACCTGACAGTAATATTCGACGCAAGGTTGAACGGATCGGGAAACGTGAAATCAAGTGATCCGAATGCAACTGTATTCTCAAACCAGCTTTCAAAAGTTTCAAACTCTGCTTTTGTCATAATGATCGACCCGGAATAATAATGCGCAACCCCTGTAAATCGTCTCCTGATTTTAGCAGGGCCCGTTTCCATGTCTGAGCGGATAATACCAGGCTGAACACTGTACTGAAAGCCGTTCTGCTGGAACGATGAAGGAACGCTGGTTGACCATGCTTCTGCCATTAATTCTGCCTCCCTCTGAGTCCGTATCTTGCGGCAAGAGCAGAGTCATGCTGCCCGTTCGCAAGGTCTGACTTAACAATGTTACGAACCATGAATATAAGTTCTTTACCGTTCGGTGTCTGTTTCTCTTCAACCTGTACGTCTGCATTTGAGTAATTATTGATAGTCACGGATGTTTTGCTTTCACCTGATGAAGCGACTCCGAGTTTTCCGTTATTCATTCTGGTTAAGGGCATGACCGCTTCAGGCCCCATCTCTCCCATCATGCCGCGCATAAGGCCACCACCCTGGGCGAACATAAACCTGGTCGGTGAATTGACCACGCTGTTTGTAAAGAACCCGCCGTCTGCAAATCCATAAACATTACCGTTTGCTGATTGCTCTTCACCGTTCGTTTTAGCCTGAACATACCCGGAAACAAATGATCCCGCAAGACCTGCTGCTACAAAGCCAAGACCGATTGCGTGCTGGCCGGTTGCTATAAGCTGAAGTCCGGCCTGAACCATGAGCATAGGGAGTTGCTGCAATAACTGCGAAAATATTTCGGCCATAGCCCCTTTCAGGTCTTTTGCTGATATTGAGCCATCCGCGAAGGATGCACCAAGAGTTTCAAAGCCGTCAACTGCGGCATTCACTCCCGTGTTCGCAAGAGCAGTTCCAATCTGAGCAAAAGCGCTTATCATCTTCTTGCTCTCTTCAGTAGTTGCTTTGAATATTTTCACAAGGCTTGTATATATTTTATCATTAAGAATTTTGTCCCAGTCTTCAAGTTTACGCAGGGATTCTTCAATAGCCTGGTTCTTCTGATCAATAAGAACTCTTTCTGCTATTTGAGATTCCTTGTAAACTTCACCACCTTTTTTTGCGTATTTCATTGTTTCCTGAATTTTGGCAATCTGAATATCATACCTTTCGGCTATCTGCACAGATTCAGTCATACCGGACATATAGGCATCATGCGATGCTTTTTTGAGTGCATCCCATTTCCCGGAATCGCCGCCACCTTTTTTCTCTACTACAGGTTCTTCATTTTTATACCCCTGCTCTTTGAGAAGAGCCGCTTCACGTTCACGGAAATTTCTAAGGCTTTCGTACTGATCATTTGCAACATTTTCCGGGCTGTTCTTGAGCTTTGCTATTTTTAATTCAGTTTCATATGTACCGTTTAAAATGTTCAACGTTGTCGCTATAAGACCATTCTGGACAACCGATGCTTTGTAATAATCACCTTGAGCTTTAAGCCTTTTTACTTCAAGGTCTTTAAGTTCCTGTTGTTTTATGGCCTGTGCATTAGACGCTGAAAGTATCTGATTAACAGTTGTAAGTATCGCGCTTGCAGTCGGTGCAATGTCTTTCCCGAGAATAACCTGCATTTGTCCCAGGCCGTCTTTAAAGTTCGACCATTGTCCGGCAAGAGTTTTTGACTGAGCATCCATCATGCCGCCGAATTTACTACCTTCTGCAGTCATATTCTGGAATGCTTTTTCAACTTCTTTAAATCCGACCTTGCCCTTGCTGACAAAATCTTTTACTTCTGAAGTCGATATATTAAGAACCTTTGCAAGCTCTTCATAAATTGGAATCCCGCGTGAAGCAAACTGTTGTATATCCATTGCATGAGCAGTACCCTGGCTTTTAAGGGTCCCATATAAATATACAAGGTCTCCTATCGGAGCTCCAACTCCAGAAGCAACGTCACCAAGCATACGAAGATTTCCAATAACCTGTTCTGCCGCGAATCCGTATGCAAGCATCTGTTTTCCTGCCGTAGCAACATCGGTAAACTCAAACGGTGTGGATGCTGCAAATGTCTGCATTTCAGACAGTAAATCTTTTGCTCTTTGTGCGGACCCCAAAAGAGTTGTAAAGGCAACGGAGGTCTGCTCCATCGCAGCCGCTGCCTGAATATTGGATAATGTAAAATCAGCCATTGTTTTTACAAAACCAAGACCGGCCATAGTTTTGCCCATTGATCCAAGAACTTCAGCAAAAGACTTCATTTTAGGAGTCTGCTTATTGGTGTTGTCACCAAGCCCTTCAGTCTTTTTTTCAGCATCATCAGCAGCTTTAGCGAGATCATTCAGAGCCTTTTGAGCCTGTTCTATCCCGTCCCTGACAACCTTGATCTGTAATGATGCAAGTTCAGCCATTAATCTTCCTTCATCTTTTTATTGATAAACTCGTTGCACTTGCCCGCTGTCTTCATAAACATGCTGATAACATCTGAACTGAGTCGCAGCCCTGTAATCTGCTGCCAATAATAGATCTCTGAATACTGCAGACCCTTATCCTGTGAATAAATCTCAAAAAACATTCTGTGAAAGTATTCAACATCCCAGGGAAGGTCTGCGTCCTGGAACTGCATTTCCTTCCCGGTCTGTTCGGCAATCTGAATCATACGCTGCCGCTTTGAGATGCCGTCTTTACCGGCATAGTCCATTTCCAGAGTATATAGGGCGGTTTCTACAACCGCTTCTATTACTCTTTCACTGATAAAAAAAGGCTATCGTCAAGTACTGCGCTTTCGATCTGCTCAGTGAGCCATTTCAATGAAACGTCCTTGTACATTGCCTCTTTGTTTTCCCGAGTGCATGGATAAGGAATACCGTCAACGGTAAGCCCCCTCCAGTCCTTCACGACCGCAACGAACATATCAGCGGATTCAATTGCTTCTTCTGCTGCTTTTTTGCGGTTAGATGCGTATTTCAGCATGTTCTTATGAGTGACACGTCTGTACTCTTCAGAGTTCCTGCCAATTATCAGAAACTCAAAATCACACGCCTTGCCGTCCGGGTATGAAGGTCTGAACCATAATCCGTCAGGTTTTATCACTTCTTTAAGACTTGCCAGTTCCATATTCTCTATTCTCCCTTTTTATTTATGTTATGCTGCCGGTTGCTTTATGATCATCGCTGTTACGCTGTCTTCATCAATGAGAGCCTGGAAGTCCAGCGCCTGAGTAACATCATTTTCAGATATTGACCGCCCGTCTTTCGTAAACTTGATCCTTGGCAGAAGTATAGTGTAAGAGTTATTCGACAGATCAAGCAGCCGGAGATATACATCAAATTCTGTCTGATTTGCATAAAGGCCGGCAAGAGTCGCATTTGTGAAAAACGCATTGATCGAACCTGTGACCTTTACCCTGCCCTCTCCTATCGCAGAAGCATTTTCCTGCATGAGTGCGTAACGCCTGTTCAGGCTGTTTTCAATCTGCAAGTTTATACCGGATATAACGCCGGTTTCTTCTGTGATTGACCCGCTGCTAATACCAAGGTCACCCCTGTATGCGTTAAACGTATCATTATCATTTGACGCGGTAAGAGCAGTTGCAATCGAAGTCCCTGTAAGAGCGCTGTATATGGCCCCGACAAGTGAGAAAGAACCCGTTATCTTTGATCCAGGCTGACATGACAGCGAGAATGTACCAACCTTTGCACCAGACACATGATGAAACTGTGTAATATCTGTAAATCCTTCCTCTACGGTAAACGAAGGGATGTCGCTTGTAGTCGCTGAAAGCAGAACCCCTATGCCGGAACCTATGTCAAGATTACCGCTTGCAAGAGTCTCATTCGTACAGGTCTGTTCAACAGTCAGAACCGTGGTTGTAACAGAAGCGACCTTTTTCCAGCCGTTATTCCCTGCAGTTGCAAACCCATCAAGATATATAAGGTCTCCCTTGCTGATACCTTTAAGACCGATTGTTTTCCAGACTGAACTTGCCGCTGTATAGGTTTTCGCAGTACCGGCAACTGTTATATTGTTCGTGTTTGCTGCTATCCTGCCTCCGATAAATCCGGACCTGATGGTTATAACATCGTCAACTGCTGTCGTAAATGAAGCATCTGTGGTACCGTCTGCCTGTTCAAGTGTCATAGCCGCACCTGTAAGGTCTAATATGTAATATACCCCATCGTCTGCAGCAGTCGCACACCCGGATATAACTATATAATCACCTTCGGCCAAACCAAGAGTAGTCCAGTTTGTGCCTGAGTTATGAGTAACGACCGCCCCGGCTATATCAACAGTTACATCTGTCAGCGTAATACCGCCTTTCCATGCCTGACCCATTACGCCCATGAGGAAGTCATCATAAGAGGCATAACTGAGTTCTACAGGGACCTGTAATGCCGGTTGGTTCTGTCCCAGGGTAAAATCTGCTATTCCGCGATCGTCCCTGATTTCACCGGATTCAAGGGCTGCCCTTTCGTTTACAATACCGTTACCGCCGGTATTCCTGAGCTTTACAAGTGTCGGAGTTGACGGCACTGTGCCGAAAACCGATTCCCTTATATATGCCAAATATCTTTGTGCGCCTGTTGCGTATGCCATTGCGAGTTGCCTCCTACATGTCTATTGTGTAATAAATTGATATTGCCGCCCTGTACCAGCCCTCTTCAAGCCCGAGAGGTTGTACCGATACGTTTGTGATCTGAACAATAAGTGATCCGTATATAACCGGGTATCCGGTTTTAAATGTGCTTTCCAGTGACTCTATCAGCTGGTCGGCATCGTATTCTGCATTTTCTGTGGATGAATAAACATCAATCTGGTATATGCCAGTAAATCTCTGCTTTTCGGTACGCCCTACAAAAACAGTCTGCGGTACTGAGGGTATAAGAGACTGTGCGACGTAACAGGACCCGGATACCGGCTCATATCCTTTCGTGGCAACGTCAACAACCTGGACAGCGCTCCATGTTCTGAGAGCATTGCTAAAAACCTTTTCAATCTGTGCGTTCTTACTTGCCACCTTTCAGCTCCGATATTGCATTTCTGATATATGTATTCATCAGTGTTAAGTTCCTTCTGAGCATCCCGCGCGGAGCCTTTACCGGGCTGCCGCCGTATTCTATTTTTTCAGCATAAGGCACATTATTCTGAATGTATACCGGGTGACTCGTTTGGTCGTCGAATAATACCCTGTTTGCCCTGCTGATTGTTTCCTGTCCGCCCTTGTCTACGCCTTCAATCTCTGAGTTATCCGGGCTTCCTATTGATACCTGCCAGTTCCCACGTAAATGCCCCTTGTCAACCGGCGTGTCCATTACGACCTTTGAGAATAAATCAAGCACCGATTTATTGGTCACAAGCCTTGCCATATGCGGTGCCTGCTTTGCAAAATCATTCACAAGCTTTGAAAATGACTGTGATCCTCTTACGCTCATCTTCTCACCTGCACTATATAAACAAGCTCCGTGGTTCCAGGGGCTTTGACTTCATGGTTCACATAGTTAAATGTTTCCCCGTCCATTACGAACTTGTCACCCTCTGCGGGCTCAGGGAAAACTGTACTAAGTACCAGTCTCACATCACCGCGCTGTATGTTTGTACCGTCTATCTCGTATGCTTTGTAAAACGTCCTTATGCCGTAGCCTTCATATTCAGTCGGCGTATTTGCCGGGGCTATGTATGAGACTTCCCCGGTGCTGCTTGTCCATTTATTCCGCTTTTCGACAAAATCATAGCTCTTGACCCATCCGGTTATGGACTCGTAGCGCTGCAAAACTACAGGCATTCCGTTCTTGTATAACAGATTGTCAGCCGTAGATTTCATCCTGCCGTAGTTCATCACTACCTCTTGAGGTTCAACGCCATTGATTTTTTCGGTAAAATTCTCCTTAGTATCATCTTGATTTCAGATATTTCAGGAGTGATTTTGTCAGAATACCAGTATTCCTTTGATTCAGATACTGCACCGGACACTGCTGAAGACTCGCTTTTTACAGCTGCCGTGTCCCTGACCGGTATCACATCTGTCCCGGATTTGTGATAATAGACCATGAATGCCAGAGCCTTTTTAATCTCACGAGGTATGGACGCTGAATCTATCCATACGCCGTCGTTGTAATAAG